GTACCGTACCCCCTTATTTAATAAAAAGGGATCCTAATATATGTATATATATGCTTGATTTATATTGTCAGACCCTGTAAAAAAGTTAATCAAACATCTTTAAAGGTGCAAAAAATTTTTTAAAAATTTTTTTCAAATGGACACAAAAAATATAGATATAAGTAAACTTCCTGCTGACGTTAGAAAAACTTTCAAACAACTGCAACTATTGCATGCTGAAAAGAAAATTAGAAACAAGGCTGAAAATGATTTCATGTCCTTTGTCAAATGTGTATGGCCAGATTTCGTAGAGGGGTCCCACCACAGGCACATTGCAGATAAGTTTAATAAACTAGCCAAGGGAGAAATAAATCGTTTAATCATTAACATGCCACCAAGGCATACTAAATCTGAATTTGCATCTTATCTTTTGCCAGCATGGATGGTTGGCCGTGATCCAAAGCTCAAGATTATTCAAGCAACACACACGGCAGAACTCGCAGTACGATTCGGTCGTAAAGCAAAAACATTGATCGATAGTGAAGATTATAAAAAAATTTTTAAAACAACTTTGAGAGAAGACTCACAGGCTGCAGGACGATGGGAAACGAACCAAGGTGGTGAATATTTTGCAGCGGGTGTTGGCGGAGCAATTACAGGTCGTGGTGCGGATTTATTAATTATTGACGACCCACACTCAGAGCAAGATGCAATGTCCAAGGCATCACTTGAACGAGCGTATGAATGGTATACATCAGGTCCTCGTCAGCGTTTACAACCAGGCGGTAAAATTGTTTTGGTTATGACAAGATGGTCTACGAAAGATTTAACAGGAGCCTTGGTCAATAGACAAAAAGAAGATAAATCTGATCAATGGCACGTGGTCGAATTTCCAGCGATCTTGGACCATGAATCAAAGGATGCTGCACCTGTCTGGCCAGAGTATTGGAAACTAGAAGAACTTGAAAAAGTAAAAGCTGCACTACCTGTTACTAAATGGAATGCACAATGGATGCAACAACCAACTAGTGAAGAAGGTGCAATATTAAAACGAGAGTGGTGGCGAGAATATGAAAGCGATCACATTCCAACTTTGCACCATGTCATACAAAGTTATGATACCGCGTTTTTGAAAAAGGAAACAGCAGACTACTCTGCAATTACGACTTGGGGAATTTGGTATCCAAACGAAGACTCAGGTGCGAATTTAATTTTGCTTGATGCAATTAAAGGCAGATACGAGTTTCCTGAACTAAGGCGTTTGGCTCTTGAACAATATCGCTATTGGAATCCTGAAACAGTAATCATTGAGGCGAAAGCTTCTGGTTTGCCATTGACTTATGAACTACGGAAAATGGATATTCCAGTCATGAACTTCACACCTAGTAAAGGAAACGACAAGCATGCCCGTGTAAATGCTGTTGCACCTTTGTTCGAATCTGGTATGATATGGGCTCCTAAGCAAAAGTTTGCCGAAGAAGTTATCGAAGAGTGTGCATCCTTTCCTTATGGAGATCACGATGACCTTGTGGATTCCACCACACAAGCGATCATGAGATTTAGACAAGGTGGTTTGATTGATCATCCAGAAGATTATGTGGATGAAGTCAAAGAACAAAAGGTTAGAGTTTATTACTAATGGCTGAAGGAATCTTAACATTAAACCCAATCTCTCCTGAAAGAGACCCAGAAGAATTAGGTAGACCACCTATCATTGAGGCACCTTTGGGTGCTGGGATTGCGGTAGCTTTAGATAAAATATTAAATCAAGAAACTTTTGGCCCAGATGCAGATCAAATTGAAAAAGAAAGAAAAGAAATTAGAGAAACTTTAAAACCTGGAGTTAGTCCTGAAATAGAGCCACCTAAGCCAGAAAGTTTTCCGTCAGAATCTCTTGAACGTTTTATAGAAGAATTTCCATCTGAAACACCTAAACCATATAGAGAAAGTTTTCCAGATCAATCAGAGGAAATAAATATGCCTATAATTACTTATAATAAAGATGCACCAAAAGATCTCAAAGACTTGGTTAAAAGATCTGTTGGACCAGAAAAAGGTGAAAAGGCTGTAAGCAAAATTTATGATGACGAAATTTTTAATGAAGTTTTAGAGCCAGAACAATTGAAAAGAATAATAGAACTTGAAGGTGCTTTTGTTGGAGATCTAGCTGATTTAGGAGATATGGCCATACCTGAAATTTTTGAAAATTCTTTTCTAGCCCAGAACGAAGATTATATGGCAGACTATCAAGCTGCGCTAGAATCAGCAGCACAAAAAACTTTAGGCAATGAATTTAAAACATATAGATTAATGGAAAAAGAAGATGCTTTGAGAATGTTAATAGATGGACAATTTCCAAATGTTAAAAGACTACAAGAAGATGAAGAGGGTAATGAATTTTATGGTGACGTAGAAATTATGGGTATGGATGGAGAACCAACAAAACTTCAAAAACAAGCAATGAGTTTTACATTAAGTCCTAAAGAAGCAATACAGTTTAGATACAGACCAGCGGGTGGTAGAGATAAATTAAGAGATGAAGATTTTGTTTTAATTGAATATAATGCAAGTCCATCAGACATAGTAATGAGAGGACATGAGGGTGAAAAAGAATTAGTATTGAGATTAGGTGAAACTGTTGGAGATAAAAGAGTGACACCAAAAGTTTTTAAAGTATATGATGCAAAGTTTGGAGAAAAAAATATAGAACTTTCTGAAAACTCTGATTTTAAAGAATTTGTAGAGAAATCAAAAACTAAGGAAGTTAAAAAAGCAAAAGGTGGATTTATATTAAAACCAATGCCTTACATGGATAAATCATTACCAGGAAGAAGTAGAGATATATAATGGATTACGGTAAAAAATACATGGCCAATGCCGACAAGGCAACCCAAGAAAAATTTAATAAGATTGTTGATGATTTAAGAATTGACATGTCCCTTGAGTCTGCTGTAAGTGAAGCATTAAGACAGATGAGAGAAATGAGACAAGGTAAAAAAGGTGGTGGTATGATTGACAAACCTTTAGGTTCAGGTGGTGTTAAATCTGGCCCGCCTCCAAAATCAGGACCTAATCCACAAGGCTTGAAAATTCCTTTAAAACAAGTTAAACAGTAAGATCGGAGAAATTTTAAATGGCAGATATTGATAAATCCCTTCCAAACGAAGTTCGAACTGAATTAGAACTCCCTGCAGAAGAGGAAGTAACAGAACAAGAAGATATTGTAGAACAAGGTCCAGTCGAAGTTATCCCTGAAGAAGATGGTGGTGTAACACTAGACTTTGAACCAGGTGCCATTAACATACCAGGCACGGAAAATCATTTCGATAATCTTGCAGATATTTTACCTGAAGATATTTTAGAACCAGTTGGTAACGACATGGTGAATAATTATATGGATTATAAATCTTCAAGAAAAGATTGGGAGCAAACTTATATCCAAGGTTTAGATTTATTAGGTTTCAAATATGAAAATAGAACGGAACCTTTCCAAGGAGCTTCAGGTGCAACTCACCCAGTATTAGCTGAAGCAGTTACACAGTTTCAATCACAAGCTTACAAAGAACTCTTACCTGCAGAAGGACCTGTTAGAACCGATGTTATCGGAGTTGATAGTCCACCTGTTCAACAACAGGCAACCAGGGTTAAAGATTATATGAACTATTTATTAATGGATCAAATGCAAGAGTACGAACCAGAGTTCGACCAAATGCTTTTCCATTTACCTTTAGCTGGATCAACTTTTAAAAAGATTTATTATGATCAGATATTAGGTAGAGCAGTGAGTAAATTTATTCCTGCTGAGGATTTGATTGTTCCGTACACAGCTACCTCATTAGATGATGCGGAATCAATCATCCATGTTTTAAAAGTTTCGGAAAATGATTTAAGAAAACAACAAGTGAGTGGTTTTTATTCAGACGTTGAACTTGGACCACCGAACACGGATCAAAAAGATGAACTAGAACAAAAAGAACGAGAGATCGCTGGAACTAGAAAATCAGGCAAACAAGATGATGTTTACACTTTATTAGAGTGTCATGTTAATTTAGACTTAGAAGGCTTTGAAGATGTTGGACCCGATGGAGAACCAACTGGAATTAAACTTCCATACATCGTAACTGTTGAAGAAGGTTCAAGACAAGTTCTATCTATTAAAAGAAATTATGCACCTGATGATATTAAGAAAACTAAAATTTCTTATTTTGTACATTTTAAATTTTTACCAGGTTTAGGTTTTTATGGTTTTGGTTTAATTCACATGATCGGTGGATTATCTAGAACTGCAACCACTGCATTAAGACAATTATTGGATGCTGGAACATTATCGAATCTTCCTGCTGGATTTAAACAACGTGGTGTTAGAGTAAGAGATGAAGCATCACCAATTCAACCAGGTGAGTTTAAAGATGTAGATGCACCAGGTGGAAATTTAAGAGAAGCATTCTTTCCATTACCTTACAAGGAACCTTCTCAGACACTGTTGCAGTTAATGGGAATTGTTGTAGGGGCTGGGCAAAGATTTGCCGCTATCGCTGATATGCAGGTTGGAGATGGAAATCAACAGGCAGCTGTTGGAACAACTATTGCTCTTCTTGAACGTGGTTCAAGAGTCATGAGTGCAATCCATAAACGATTGTATGCTGCAATGAAAAAAGAATTTAAGTTACTTGGAAAAGTTATTGCTCAATACTTACCACCTGAATATCCATATGACGTGGTCGGTGGTGCAAGAACCATTAAGCAAATGGATTTTGATGATAGAATAGATATTATTCCAGTTGCAGATCCAAATATATTTTCAACATCACAAAGAATTACGATGGCGCAAACTGAATTACAACTTGCTCAATCGAATCCACAAATTCATAACTTGTATAATGCATATAGAAAAATGTATGAAGCAATTGGAGTAAAAGATATAAATCAAATACTGCCTCCACCTGCTCCAGTTCAACCTACTGATCCAAGTGTCGAGCACATCAATGCATTATCAGGTAAACCTTTTCAAGCGTTCCCGAACCAAGATCATAGAGCACACATCACAGCTCACTTAAACTTTATGTCAACCAACATGGTTAGAAATAATCCTATGATGATGGCTTCAATTCAAAAAAACATTTTAGAACACATAAGTTTAATGGCCCAAGAACAAGTTCAACTAGAGTTTAGAGAACAAATGATGCAGATTCAAATGTTACAACAGCAAGCACCAACGAATCCACAGGCTGCACAGCAACTTCAACAGTTATCACAAGTGATTGAAGCTAGAAAAGCAGTGTTGATCGCTGAAATGACAGAAGATTACATGAAGGAAGAGAAGAAAATTACTTCTCAATTTGATTCAGACCCACTATTGAAACTAAAATCTAGGGAAGTTGATCTAAGAGCGATGGAAAATGAGCGTAAAAAACAAAATGATGAAGCTCAACAAGAGATTGCAAGAGCAAGATTGCTACAATCAAAAGATAATTTTGAAGATAAGCTTGAACAGAACGAAGATTTAGCTAAATTACGAGCTGGAGTTAGTCTTGCTAAGTCTGGTGTTCAACAAGCAAGCGTTATGATGGAGGATGATTAATGCCATTAACTGAAAAAGGTAAAAAAATCAAAAAATCCATGGAAAAAACGTACGGTAAAAAGAAGGCTAAAAAGATTTTCTATGCATCTAAAAATAAAGGTGTTATAAAAGGCGTAGAAAAGGGTAAAAAACTATGATGAACTATAAAAAACAAAAAATGATTAGCGTTCCTGATCAAAATGTAGAAATAGATCCAAGATCTAAAACTACAGCTGACAAATCTTACAACGGTTTACCGATGGGAGACAAAGAACAAGTCAGAGGTCAAAAAAGAATGCTATCTGATAAGAAAAGAAAAGCTACTTGGTACTAACATGTGGTTTAGCGCTATTAAATTAGCCGCTCAAGCTGGCTCCCACATTTTTAAAAACCGTCAGAAGACAAAAATGTTAATGGCGGATGCACAAATGCGTCATGCTGAAAA